TAACGTTGTAAGTGGTGGTTCACAGATTCAATTTACTACAGCTCCCGCATCCGGAACAAATTTTTTTGGTGTAGCTCTCGGCGGTGTCGGCGATGAAGCAGCTACAGTAGCAGATGGAAGTGTAACACCTGCAAAGGTAAGTACAACTTTTAGTAACACGTATTCAACAAAGGGAACAGCAATCGCCTTGAGCATTGCGTTAGGATAAAACATGGCAGAAGTATTTAAGAACGCATCAGTAGTAAATGTAAACAATTCGGGTGATTCAACTATTTACACTGCTCCATCGGGTACAACATCAATTATACTTGGTGTAGCAATTGCAAATAAAACTACTGGTGAAGTTACCACAAAAATTAAATTTACCGATACATCGGCAAGTACAACAGCCGAACTTTTATCTGATGTAGGAATTCCTGCTAATACCACACTTGAAGTATTGGCGGGTCAAAAATATATTTTAGAAGCAGGTGATGTCTTGGCAGCTCGAGCTGGAACAGCTTCTGCATTAGACGTAACTGTAGGAATTTTGGAGTTAACTAGCTAATGCCATTTCTTGGTAACGCACCAACAGATCAGTATCAGTCACTAGCAAAACAAACAATTACTGGTGATGGAAGTACTGCATACACTTTGAATAGAAGTGTAACAAATGCTTATGATATGGAAGTGTTTATCAATAACGTTCGTCAAGAACCAGACACTTCATATACTGCATCTGGAAATACAATTACCTTTACAGCAGCTGTCACAGCATCGGATTCATGTTACTTAATTTACCAAGGGCAGTCAGTTGGATCAATTAATCCTCCAGCTGGTTCTGTTGGTACTAGTCAAGTTGCAAACAATAGTATAACTACCGCTCATATGCATACTGGATTTACACTTCCTGCTCAAACTGGTGCATTAGATATTACAACAACCACACATGCAAACGCATCAGTTTTTAAATCAACTGGTCATACACAACTGTTTTTAGAAGATACCGATACAAGTGCAAACTTAAGACTTTGGGGTTTACAAAATAGTGGTGGTGATCTTAATATCCTCAGATGTAATGATGATAGAGCTAGTGGATTTGTTACGCCAATGACAATCACCCAAGAAGGATATATTAGCACACCATTACAACCTTTGGCTGTTACATATTATAGTGCTAATACACAAGATGGCGCATATGCTAGTAGCAATAGAAATCTGGTTACTTGTAAACCTGGAGGCATATATCATAATGTTGGTAATATGTACAATTCTTCTAATGGTTATTACAGTGTAACTGAACCTGGCATATATAGAGCTGGCTTTAATGGAAGTCATTATAATAATGGAATTAATAATTATTTTTATATTTTTATACGTAAAAATGGAAGTATTCAGTCATATACTTATAATGGAGCAGGTAGCAACCCAAGTTGGGTTCACTTAAGTGGAGAAACTTATTTTACTATGGCAGCTGGAGACTATATAGATTTTTATAATTCTCATGATAGTGCAGGCGCAGTTAAAGGTGGTTGGGATGTTAATCAATACACTACGTTTTACGTGGAGAAAGTAAGATGACAAGGTCGGTTTTAAACACATTAAGTTTTGCAGATAACTCGGTTACAACCGCAAAAATTGCAAATAACGCAGTTACTAAAAATAAAAGTGCTACAGCAGATTATTTAAAGCCAGTATGGATGAACTTTCAATACAATGCAGGTGGTAATTCATCTCATAGATTTGTTTCTAATTATGGTAAAAAAATATATTGCAATAATGGAAACAATGGGCCTGCTGTTTGGGCCATGCTAGATGGAAGTACAGGAACTGGCCAATTTATGGTTGAATGGATTCCAGGCTATTATTGGGGATGGAGTGGCCTTTATTTTACTGAGAGAGGTGGTTTAAACACAGAGTCTAATGGAGACTTTAGTCCTAGCTGGATGAATTATAGCCCAGCTGGCTATAAACAAATTGCTCCACAAAATAATAGTTCAAATAATAAAAGATATATTGCTTATTGGGATGGAAGTACAAGTACCAATCCACTTAATACAAGTGGTGGAACAAATGGAGCAACATGGTATTGCTGGCGAGATTCTGCAGGTACTGTTTCAATAAGTGATAGTGTGGGTACAACTACAATAATTGCAAGTGGTGATACAACAGATTGGATTGTTAGTAGTGCAACTGGTCAAGGTGTTTCTAGTTGTGAAATTGTTTCAGCAAGGAGGCAATTATGACTTTTGATAATTATAGTGATGCAGTTATTGCAAGAGCAGCTGCCCTTAATGGATATGATAAATGTGTTTTTAAGAATGATGATGGAACACTTAACTGGGGTCCAGAAACAGTACATCCAACAGATGAAGAAATGTTAAATCATATGGGTACTGCACAGGCTGAATATGATACTCAAGCTAATGGTAGAAAAGATAATAATGGAGCGCTTAATGCGCCAGATGAGGAAGAAGAATAATGCCTTTTATTGGAAAAAATCCTAAATCAGCTAGGTTTATAAAATTAGATGGTATTACTACTAATGGAGCAAGTCAATACAACTTGACTGATAATTCGGTTGCATTTGAACCAGCTAATGCAGAATCTTTACTTGTTTCAGTTAATGGTGTTATACAAGAACCAGGCGTAGGTTATACAGTAAATGGATCACAAATTACTTTTGGAGCTGCACTTACAACCGATGATGTAGTCGACTTTATTACGGCTATGGGTGATGTTCATGTTTCAAATACAGTTTCTGATGGAGCTATAAGTAGTAGCAAGTTGGGATCAAATCTGGTAGCAGATGATACTCCTATTCGACTTAATGATGCAGTTGTAGATCAAAATGTTACGATTGCAAGTACAAAGAATGCATTCGTTGCTGGTCCAGTTCGCTTAGATGCGACAGTGACAATCAATGGAACATTAACGGTGATATAAATGGCAAGTGAATTACAAGTAACCACAATCCGAGGTGTACCAACTGGTGCCAATGCAAATCAGATTAATATTGGATCTGGTCAGACTTTATATGCGCCAGGCCATGTTATACAAACACTTCAAGTAAAAGGTACAGGTGGTTTAGCAAATAATGCTGCTAGTGCTTGGACTAATTTAATGAATATAAATATTACTCCAGTAAGTACTTCTAGTAAAATTCAGGTTAGTGTCATTGTATGTTATGGAGGAACAGATAATAGTTATGCTGCAGGTAGACTTTTAAGAACAATTGGTGGATCCGGAACGGTTCTTAGAAATGGCAATGCGCATTTTCCAGAAACTAGATTTACTGATGCTTCTTTTGGAATGCAAATGAATGCAAGTGCAAATGACCAATATAAAATCTGGAACACTACATATAATTATCTAGATAGTCCTAACACTACTAGTCAAATTACTTATGCAGTTGAAATGTTATGCGATGCATCGTATGGAAGTAGAATTGTTTATTATAATAGATCTCATTTGAATCCTAGTGATGGTTACAATCCACCACCGTGGAGTAGCATAACACTTCAGGAGATTGCGCAATGAGTACGCTTTATACTGATATTATTCGTGCAAACAATGCATCTGCAATTACCGTACCAGCTGGCCAGCAGCTACATGTACCAGGACATATTATTCAAGTTGCAACATACACAACAAACGCATCTCTTTCTGGAACAATTGATGGCACGGCCGGTGACTTATCTGCAACTCATGGCACTACATGGCATACAGTTTCTTTTACTCCTAAAACTTCTTCAAGTAAACTATTGTTTCAAATGAGTAATGTTTCGTGTCATGAAACTGCAAATGGTGGTGATGGATTCTGGGCAACTATTACTGATGGAACTACACTTTATGCTGCAACCAGTGGCACAATTGATTATGTGTCTTGGAATAACGCTTATAATGCTGCTACAATATCATTTAATCATACTTTTAATAGCTGGGGAACATCAACAAAGAATTTAGATATTAGATTTGGAGCTCAAAGAAGTGTTGACAATGGTAATTGTCATATTAATATTCCTGGCTCTTATGCTAACAACTACAATACACCAGCTAATAGAAACATTGGGATTAGTATTATGGAGATTCACCTATGACCGGCATCTTAAAAGTAGATCAAATTCAGAATAATACAGGTACCTCTGCACTTACTATTAATAGTTCTGGAGAAATTTCTCCACAACAAACAACAGGAAATTCTGTCTATGGTGTTTACAATTCAGGCAATACATGGACACCAGGTGCAAATGTAGTTCCAAGTTGGGCCATGGATATAACTATGGTTTTTACTGAGGTATCACATGTTACTCAAGGCGAAGAGCCAGGACCACAAGTTTATGTTGGTGGATCAGCAGCACCAACTGGATCATATAATTATATTTGGTGGTATGCAGGAAATGGAAATACTGTTACAGTAAGTGATTTTAGAACAGCAGGTCATACATGGATTAAAGCAGGAGGTTTTACTAATCCAGGCAATATATTTGGTGGTAAAATAACATTTTCTAGAACAGATTCAAATTCGTTTATATATCACTTTGACTGCCAGCCGTCGAATAAAGGATACGCTTATAACCATGGTTGGGCAGGAACAGTAAACTTATCTGGTCCAATAACTGGATTAGGTTGGGCAGTTGGATCAGGTGGTTTTGATTCTGGAACAGCAAGAGTTTATTGGAGTTAATAAATGGCACTAACAAAACTTAACAATAGATCATTATCTGGTGCTCTTACTTCAAGTCAAGTACCAGCTTCAGCCGCATCAACTGCATTATCCGGTACTCCTATTCAAATAGTACATAGCGTTTTTGATTCGAATCTATTGATTCAAAGTGGAACAAATAAATTTATCGAACAAGCAATAACAACAACCGCAGCTAATAGTAAAATTTTAGCTGATATTCGTTTCCACCAAGGGCATCCAGGTTCATATACAGATCACGATCTTGTTTGTGGTGTAGGTTGGAAAACCGGTTCAGCAGCTGCTGGGTTAAATGAATATAATGGCACTGGTGGATATGCATTTACTAGACATGCTTTGGGTAATGGTGTAGGAGGAACTCCTCTTCATCCATATTGGGTTACAGATACACATCCAGCTGGAACATCTGGTACTCAATATTATCCTTGGGCTCATTCGGTTATAAGAGAAATTTCACCAGCTGCAGCTTCAGGAACTACAATTCAAGTTGCTTTATGGTGTGCAACTGATGGTCAAATGTCATTAGGAAGATATTATGGTAGTACTTATGCAGACGGTGGTGCTCAATCTTCCATTACAATATATGAGATCAAAGCATAAACTTATATAAATAACAACGTAACTATAAACTAAGGAGAATAATACTATGGCAAGTGTTGCAGATGCACTGAATGAACTCGGAATTACGGAGTGGGTTCTTCGTGGTGAGCCAACTAGCGAAGATGAAATGAAAGAAATGTTCGCTAAAGTAACAGGAGCAGATTCTAATGGTTCAGCTATTGAATCTTCTGATCCGGCTGACTGGGGAACAACTTGGGCTGATGTTAAAGCAAAGATGGATGAAATCGATGCTGCAGCTCCAATGAAAGAACTTCGTAGACAAAGAGATGCTAAGATTGCAGAGTCTGATTGGATGGGAAACAGTGATGTTACCATGTCAACAGCATGGAAAACTTATCGTCAATCTTTAAGAGATCTTCCAGACGGTGCAAGCCCAACTTGGGATGGGAATACACTCGGTAATGTGACCTGGCCAACTGAACCTTCCTAATAGGAGAAGGCGATGGCCATTACAAGAGTCACCACTGATGGTATAACTGATAGTGCTGTTTCGACCGCAAAAATCGGAGCAAACGCTGTAGATACGACTAAAATTGGAGCTGATGTTATCGTTGCAGATGACATTGCCGATAACGCTATCACTGTGGCTCAAATTAGTGATGGCGCTGTTTCAGCTGCTAAAATTGCTGATGGCTCAATTACAAGTGCTAAATTAGATAGTGGATTAGGTACAAACACTCCGTGTTTTTATGCGACATTTAGTACAAATTTGAACAATCAAGCAAATAATACACCTGTAAAAGTACCATTTAATTCCACAACATTTAATCAGGGTGGTGGAACATTTGACACTACAAATTATCGTTGGACTCCTGGAGTTGCTGGTGTTTATCAAATTGGTGCTACAGTTAACATGAAAGATTATAATGATAATAATAATCTTCAACAACAAAATGTAGCAATAAGAAAAAATGGTGGTGAAGTTTATTACAATAGAGTACAGTTTGCAGAGCAATCGGGTAGTTATGGACTTATGGGAAGCGCATATAATCCACTGTTAACTGTTCTTGGTTTAGTTCAATTAGATACAGATGATTATGTTGAAGTATGGGCTAGTTGTTATAATGCAAACTTTGATGTTCATAATAGTGGTTCAAGGTTTTACGGATTTAGACTAATGGGAACAACATAATATGGCATTTAGACAAATACAAACAGCGGGACTTGCAGATAATGCAGTAAACTCAGCCAAAATTGGTGTAGATGTTATTGTGGCTGCTGACCTTGCTGCAAACTCTGTTACAGTATCTGAAATTCAAGACGGTGCGGTTACGGCTGCTAAGTTAGCTCCAGGCGCTGCAGTTCCAGATCAAACAGGACATGCCGGTCAATTTCTTACAACTGATGGTACTACTGCCGACTGGGCAAACACAGGTGCTATCAATGATGTGTTTTGGGAAAACGCTCAAACCCTTGCCTCAAGCTATTCGATTCCCGCAAATAAGTCAGCCGTAACAGCTGGTCCAGTTACATTAGGTTCTGGCGTTACTGTTACACTCGGTACAAATTCAAGGTGGGTTGTGGTATGAGTACTGTTCGTCTTTCGGGTTCTTCATCAGGATATTACGATCTTACGGTTCCAGCAGTAGCTGGAACAAACAGTATTGACTTAAGTAACTTACCAGTAAAAGATTCAAATGGCAACTTGGGTATTGGCACAAATAGTCCAGCAAACTTTGGTGGGCAAACTATTCAAGTTAACCATGCTTCAAGCTACTCATCAGTATTAGCAACCAGTGGTTCTTATAGTATGCAGTTTATGGCATCGCAAAATAATGGTGTTATGAACATGGGAGCACGGTCAAATCACCCTGTTTCTATTACTACTAATGATACACCTCGTTTGACCATTGATGCGTCTGGTCGTGTTACAACGCCATCACAACCATCTTTTCTTGTAAGACGTAATAGTTCAACTTTTACTACCAGTGCAAATCAATATTTCCCATTTGATAGTAACTCAATTTATGGCGGGTATGATGTTGGTGGTAATTATAACACAAGCACTTACTTATACACAGTTCCAATAACTGGTACATACTTTTTTCATGCATATACAATATGCTCCACAACATTAAGTAATGGACAATGGAGTATTAGAAAAAATGGTGGTGCTATACACGATCATCACATAAGTCAACCTAGTACTAGTTGGTATCATCATACACTAACAATAACAACTCAATGCGCTGCTAATGATACAATAGGTATATATGTAGCTGGTGCTTATGCTTTTTATGGACTATCCTGGTCTGGATTTATGGGTCATTTACTAGGATAAATAGAATTATAATTAACTTTAACTTAGGAGAAATAAAATGCCAAATATTACTGTAGCTCTTACTGATACACAGAATAAGTGTCTCGAGTATGCTGCAACTGATGTTCAAGACTGGGCTGATAATGCACTCCATAATCGTGCAAGAATTGCTCAAGAAGAAATCATTGCTGCATTGGTAGCTCACTGTAATGCGAATGAGATTGCCCTTGCAACAGGTGCAGATGCTCAAGTCGCGCAGGCCTTTGAACTGGAAGTTGTTAAAACTGCCGCTCAAAGAAATGCTGAAGCTGAAGCCAATAAACCAGAATAATGTCTACGCTTGAACTCGAACATATTAAACACACGAGTTCTTCGAGCAATAATCTATCTGTGAATTCAGACGGATCAATTGGTGCTGTCACTATTGCAAATAATGGAAGCAATGTACCATTAACTATTCCAACTAATATAAGCACTCATGAAATAGCATTTACCGGAAGTACTCATGCAAACATAGCCGCAAATAATGGAGCTAATCCGTTTTATATTCAATCAATTGGTGCTGGTGATATGTACTTCCAAACTAATTCTAGTAATAGGATGCACATTGAATCAGATGGTGTAATACACATGCCAAACCAGCCATCGGCTCTTTTTCAGGGTAATGATGGATCTTGGGCAACAATTAACGCTGGTAATGTTATGAATAGAGCTTTTACTACTTCTGGAAATGGCGCACATGCTCATTCTAGTATTACTTACAATCAAAGTAATGGAAGATTTACTATGACAAAAGCAGGTAAGTATTTTGTTTCATTTACTTTTTATTGTGATGCAGCTGCTAATAATGATATGAGAATCATACTAAGACAAAATGGTGGTGGCATAGCTTTTAATCACTATGACTTTCCATCGACTCAATCAACTATTGGTAATTCATCATCAGCCTGTTTAAATATAGCAGCTAATGATTATATTGACTTTTATACTCCATATCAAGTATCAAATTACGGCGGGCCTCAACACACTTTCGTAAATATTTTCAAGGTATCATAATGGCAACAAGTATTACGAACACATCAGTAACTACCGACGATCTTACAGTTGATACATCAACATTAAAAGTAGATGCAACAAATAATAGAGTAGGGATTGGAACTGCAACTCCAACTCAAGATTTAACAATCGTAAACTCTGGTAGTGCAAGAATGGAGTTGGTATCTGGAACTAGTGGTACATCTATTATTGATATGGGTGATAGTGCTGATAAAGATATTGGTGGTATTCGGTACGCACAAGGTACAGATACAATGCAGTTTAGAACGGGCAATGATGTTCGTATGACTATTAATAGTAATGGATATGTAACAATGCCCAATCAACCTTGCTTTAGCATGGGTACTACTAATAATAGTGGTCAAGGTGTAGCAAATTCAGATATTATTTTAAACACTGGACTTAATCAGGGCAATCACGTTAATACATCTAGTGGAATTTTTACTGCACCGGTTGCAGGAAGATATATTTTTACAGCTTGGTCTATTAAAAACAACATAAATGGTTCTGTTGCTAGGCTTCAAATTATGAAAAATGGTAGTGTTATAGCAGAAGCTAGAATGGATGAATCTGGCAGTTACACTCAAGCTCATTGCACAGTAATAGAAAACTTAGCTGCAAATGATCAAATAAAATTTAGAAATGGTGATAGTGGAAGTTTTTATATGGGTGGATATTATGGTGAATGCAGCGGATATTTACTAGGATAAAAATATGTCAAACGCAAGAAATTTAGCAAATCTTTTAAACTCAGATACTACAGTCACTTCGGCTGACATCCTTGATGGAACAGTTGCAACTGCAGATATTGCCGATAATGCAGTTACAGCAGCCAAGATTCCCGATGGTGCAATTACTGCCGCTAAAATAAACTCTGGTGTTACACTTGGTGGAGCATATTTCCAAGGAGAAAATGGAGCGGTTGGAGCAACAGCTGGTAAGGGTGACATATTTAGAGTACATGAAAAAGAATTAAATACTAATGTTACAATTGCGGCTACAGATAACGCACTGGCGTCTGGCCCATTGACAGTAGCAAGTGGTATTACACTAACAATAAGTAACGGTGGGAGGCTTGCAATAGTATGAGTACATTAGCAGTAGATGCAATTACCAACACAGCTGGTACTTCGGCTGCCACAATTGCTAGTAACGGAGGCTTTCTACCAAAGTGCTATGCGTTTAGAGCTACTAAACACGTTGCTACAAACTGGACAACTGGCGGCGGTTCTGGCAGTGCAATAACCTTTAACAATAGTAGTACTAATGATTGTTTTAATTCTGGATTTGATTTAAGTGAAATTGGAACAACTGGAAAAATTTATATACCCGTCACTGGAATATACAGAGTGTCTGCAGCATTTTTAACAAATACCAGTAACTCTTCTAGTAGTCAAACATATATAACCGTTGCGTATAATAGTACTAGTGGATCTGGTGGTGCACCTGCAACTACATTGCAAAATAACTATACTTATAATGTTGCAGGCACACATACTTATGTTATGCTTAATACCATTTTCAAAGGTACTGCAGGAGAATTTTTCTGCATAACAAAAGAAGACAGTCTTAATTATTGGTCTAACGGCACAAACGTTAATTCTTCCTCATGGGGTTATAATCAGGTGTGTTGTGAATTGATAGGAGCTTCTCAATGAGTACTTTAGCAGTTAACACGATCCAAGCACAAACTGGAAGTACCGCTTCAGTAGCGGCTGGCCATACCCTATATGCACCAGGACATGTGATTCAAACCGTGCAAACAAGAACTACTACTCTTACAACATTTACTGGAACTTCAGATGTCAACATTATGGCAGTAACCATAACTCCAAAATCTACAAGTAGTAAAATACTTGTTACAATTGACATAGGTGTATCACACCAAGATAGTTATTCTGCTTTGGTAAGATGCAAAAGAGGAAGTACATTTATTGGTGGTGGTGTAGCAAATCCGGATTATTCTGGTACGCTAGATAATGTTTGGTTTAATATAAGATCACAATCAATAGATAATTCAAATGCATATGCTATTACTCCTGCTTCAAAGTCATATTTAGATAGTCCTAGTACTACAAGTGCAACAACCTATACAGCTACAGTCAGACAAGCTGGACCTGCATCAAATTCTGGTAGAGTTAATAGACCTGTTTCAGGCTATGCCAATGCGTATGCGTCTAGTGTTGATTCTATTATTACAGTTCAGGAGATTGCGCAATGAGTAATTTAAGAGTAGGTGCAATTGATTCGGTAAACGGTAACAACGCAATATCGGTAGCTGCTGACGGTAAATCTACGTTTTCATCTACACCAGTTGGTGTTGGCATGACCTATACTGGATCTGTTTCGGTTGCAGATGGATCTGCAGCTATTGATGCACTTCATATTAATGGTGTTTTTTCAGCTGACTATGATTATTATAAAGTTTTTTATAGAGTAAAACGTCCTGCTGCTCGAAGCGAAGCATATATGGCTGTAAGATTTGGGAATAGTAGTGTTATAATAAGTGATGGTGTTGCTGTTCGTGGCCATATGAATTATAACCAATTAAATTCTTCCTCGGGTAGTGGAGTATATTATTACTATAGTACAAAAGGAATTCATCAAATACACGGAAGTGTTGATGGCAATGCTGGGCCTTTTTGGACTGGTGAATTAATGATAAGTAATCCCTTTTCTAGTACAATTCCAACAAGTATATATTCTAGTTGTGTAATGTTTCAAACGGGCACGTCTAGTGAAGCTAATAAATGGAGGGAAGAGGCAGCATCAGCTGAAGATCACGCTGATGCTACATCAGCCACTGATATGAGATTTGTTTGTATAGCTGGTAACTCAGGTGGAAGTGATGTTACCTATACTGCTTCTATGGCTCCTGTTAGTGGTAACTTTACGGTCTTTGGTCTAAAATCTTAAACATATAAATAGTATCAAATAACTCGTATCGGGATACTATTATGTCAGCACCTACAACAAGACAACAATTGATAGATCATTGTCTTCGTCACCTTGGCGATCCTGTTATTGAGATCAATGTGGACGAAGATCAACTGGAAGACCGTGTTGACGAAGCTATTCAGTTTTGGCAGACCTATCATTCTGATGCTATTTACAGAGAATATCTAAAGCATCAAATTACAAGTACAGATAGAACAAACGAATATATCACACTTACTGATGATATTACATCTGTGTCTAGAATCTTTCCATTAGATGATACCACTTCAAACAATATGTTTAGTGCTAAGTATCAGTTACGTCTCAATGACATCTATGACCTAGGATTTGTCGGTTCACTTGCTCACTATGAGCAAACCATGCAATATCTTGCTTTGCTTGATATGAAACTAAATGGTGCCGAGCAAATTAGGTATGTGCGTCATCAAGACAGACTTTACCTTGATGGTGATTGGGATTCAGATTTTCAATTAAATAGTTATATTATTATTGAATGTTATAGAGTAGTTGATCCAACTGCTAATACTCAAGTATTCAACGATATGTTTCTTAAAAGATATACAACTGCTCTTATTAAAAGGCAATGGGGACAAAACCTTTCAAAATTTGAAGGTATGCAATTGCCAGGTGGAGTAGTTCTTAACGGTCGACAAATTTTGGAGGAAGCAAACCAAGAAATTGAAAAAATGGAAGAAGAAATCCAAGTAAAGCATGAACTGCCACCAGATATGTACATGGGGTAATCAATGGCAACTAATGTATATTTCTCTCCAAAGGTTAAGACCGAACAAAACCTCTATGAAGATCTTGTAATTGAATCACTAAAAATGTATGGCCAGGATGTTATTTACATTCCTAGGCAATTAATTAGTCGTGATGAAATTATGAATGAAGATTATTCTAAATTTACTGATGGTTATACAATTGAAATGTATATTGAGACATCTGAAGGTTTTGCTGGTGAGGGTGATCTTCTCGGTAAATTTGGTGTTGAAATAAGAGACCAAGCAACGTTTGTTGTATCAAGAAAACGTTGGGAAAATTTAGTTGGATTCTATAACAATTCAATTAATGATACAAGACCAAGTGAAGGTGATTTAGTATTTCTTCCTCTTTCAAAGTCGTTATTTGAAATACGATTTGTAGAACATGAACAGCCATTCTATCAATTAAATAACTTACCAACATATAAGTTGGAATGTGAGTTGTTTGAATATAATAATGAAGAACTTGAAACTGGTATTCGTGAAATTGATGAACTACAAGAAAGATTCTCTTATCAACTAGAGTTTACAATGAATAATGGATCGGGTCATTTTGCACCAGGTGAAACTGTTAGACAAGATACTGGGCTTGTTGATAGTAATAGCCAACCAATATATGTGACTGCTGAAGTTGTTCAATTCGTTGTTACTGCTAGTACTGGTGTACTTACACTTATCAATGAAATTGGTAGTGATGGAACAGCACGTAAGTTTAAAATAAGTCAACTTGCAGCCGATATTCTTACGGGTGTAGATAGTGGCGCAACTTGGTACTTCAACCAGGATGCTGATGATCAAGCAATGAAAGGCGATGTATTCGCTCAAAATAAAGATTTTGAAACTGATGGTGATTCAATCATTGACTTCTCAGAATCGAATCCATTTGGAGAAATTACATAATGTTTGGAAGTTATTTTTACCATTCGCAAATTAGAAGGACTATTGCTGTATTTGGTACATTGTTTAATAATATCAATATACGTAAAACAGATTCAGCTGGTA